TCCCGAATCTGTCCGGCGACACTCTGGTACTGCCGGACACGATCGCCACGGGCGTTGTGCTCCAGGCCGCACCCGAGATTCACGGCAGCGTCGTCGACATTCCGACTCTGGCTGTCGCCTGGACGTGGAACGACGCAGCCAACGCGGCAACTACAGGCTGCAGCACTACGCAGTTCACGCTGATGTACCGTACCGAGCCTGAGGACTCCGAAGGGCCAATCGCTCCCGGCGACCTCTTGCCAGTACTGAACGGAAGTAGCGGTACTCACGAAGGCATCTGCGCGAACCCGGGCACCTCGCAGTACACTGAGGCGCACTGGTCCACCGCTACCGACACGCTGGCCGTCGTCGCGTCGCCGTTCAACGGCCTGGAGGCCGATCAGACCACGGTTGCGTTGTACCCTTGCGCGTTCTACAGCAAGGTTACGTTCCTGGACGCGGGTATTGGCGTGGACGCTACTAACGGTACCGACGCAGGGAACCTGCCAACCGGAACCGTATTCGGCTACACCCGCAACGGACTGACCGAGCCCGCTGGCTTCAACGTTGGCGGTAAGGCTGGCTCGCGAATTCCGTTCGACCTGTTCCCGACCGTTGACTTCCTGGCGACCACCAACGGTGGCGCTCCTTCGGTCACCAACCCGGCCACGATGACTCCATCATCGCTGCCGAAGCCCAGCTCGGACTTTACGGTTACCGCACCGTAGTGCTAGCTGTAGCAGTGTGGGACGTAGTAGCACTGGTCCTAGTGCTGCTCGCAGCAGGACATGGCCTCTGGGCCACACTCACAGAACAGTATTAGTCCTTCTAGGTCGAGCTGGGAACTGATCAGCCCAGCTCGGCATAGAGGTCCTAATAATGGAGGTGATGCGTATCGGCAAGTATAAACGGGGGCCCGCCTGGTTGGCAGGCGGGAGGCTACAGTTAGGAAGAGGTAATGTCTTCCAATGGTAAGCATGCAAAACCCGAAGCAAGGCCACATCGCGGCAAATCGTTCAGTAACGCGCTCAAGCAGTACTCTGTCTTCAGCGTATTCCCACTCGCGCTAGTCGCCATTGTCACGCTAGCTGCCACTCTCCTTAGCCCTGAGAGTCAGACGCCAGTCGCTCCGCACGGTATCGAAACCGTGGCAGTGAGCACACCGGCTCCTCTAACGTGGAAGCACCCTCAGTTCCATCAGCAGATCGCGATAGCTCCGATCCGCTACCCGTACACCTACGTAGTTCGGAAGGGCGATACGCTTGACGGCATAGCCAAGAGAGTTTACGGCCGTGCAGATGCGTGGACGCTGATCTACTTCAGCAACCACCTGCACGGCATTACGATCTTCGTCGGCAACAAGCTCAAGATCGTTAGGCTCGTAGGCAGTCCACCCGCGCCCCCCGTACTGGCACAAGCTTCCACAGGGCACAAGGCTACCCAGGCAGTGACAGCGACTGTACAAACCTCGGAGCCGCCTGTCGGCTCGGTTGAGTCGTACGCGGAGGGAATAGTAGGCGCAGCGCAGTTCTCATGCTTGCTCCCTCTCTGGAATGAAGAAAGCAGCTGGAACGTATACGCAAGTAATCCTGGCTCTGGAGCGTACGGTATACCGCAAGCGCTTCCGGGGAGTAAGATGGCCTCCGCAGGAGCGGACTGGGCCACGAACCCCTATACGCAAGTGAGGTGGGGCATAGGTTACATAGATAGTCAATACGGCAGCCCATGTGGAGCATGGGAACACGAACAGGCGGACGGATGGTACTAATTTGAGTTGGGACAAGCAGAAGAACGTAACAGTCGACACAACCGAGCACCCGGGCAAGGACGCGTTCGAAATCGAACCTCCCCCTCCGATTGATGAGGAGGCAGAGAAGGCTTCGACCGACGCGTTCTCACAGGCTGAAATTACAGCTCTTCGACGGGTCGTCGACGAGAAGAACGAGCGAATTCGGGAGCTTGAGGGCGACGCTCTCCGGGTCGACAGAAGGGTCCAGACTCTCGAACAGCAGCGCAATCAGTACAGTGACGAGATCAGTCACCTGAGGCTAGCGTGGACCAGGTTCAGCCAGAAGATTTGGGACGACGTCACACACATCGTTAACAACCAGCTAATGGAAGCGCTCGACGAGCGTGATGCTGGTCATGTTCAGCAGCTCTGTCTCAACATCGCAATTCCCGTTGGCGTCCTCGGCGTTGGCGAGAACATCATGAAGACAGAGGAGGCGCACGCCGCAGGCGCCACGCGTAGCGATCTTTTCTGATTCCTGAACGTCCGGTGCTGCCAGTTAGCTACCCCCGAGCGAAGGTAGCAGGCGAGCTACCGTCTGACAGCACCGGGCTTTGAAGGATCAAGGAGGAACCGTGAAAATTGTGTGTGTAGTATTCGGCCTAGTCGAGTTCGTTATTCGCATTGCACTCTGCATAGTTATAACACCATTCTGTCTCCTAGGACTCATTATACTACTTGTCGCAATGGCCGACGTGAACATAGACACTAGCGAGGAACTGAGGCTGCTACTCACTCCCATACTATGGAGCAAGTCCTGGCTAGGCTAAGGAGGAGGAGTAATGAAAGTTGGCAGATGGACAAACCCACTAGCAAAAAATCACAATATCGCCGTTCCTCCAAAACATAAGGAGCTTTGGCGTGACTTCTGCTTGTACGTCTTGGACCAAGACTGTTCGGTCACGGAGCTAGTTACCGAAGCGATCAATGCGTATGAACCCTTTTGCGAGTGGCGTCGCATGCTAGAGAGTCTAGGAGACGGCAGTGCCATACCACGCAGCCATTCCCGCTAGAAGTATGGGTGACTTTACCATAATGGTCAACTCGAAACAGCCGGACCGCAAAGAACGTCACCACTCTGGACAGATCAACTTCAAGGACTCTGGCGTATCATCTATTCTATCAGAACAGGATGGCTACGACACACAAAGAGTCCTTGCAGGCATCGCGTTTGAGCTAGTCAGTTTCCACTGTAAAGGAACCCTTAACGCAGACAAGCTTATGACCATCCAACGTGTTAAGGCCGTCCTTGCTACGGTCGGTCTCGACCAAGTCTTGACACCGTAATGGACGTACCAAGGTGTCCGCGATGCGGAGGCGTACATCCAGAAATGTACGAACCTGCCTGGTACGACGATTACGATGACGAGAATTACCCACACGACCCGCCAGACACAAGCCCTGTGGTTTCTCTTGCTATTCAGGGTACCGGTCTTACAGTGTCGGGAAAATAAGGAACATGGGTGGAACGCTATTGACTTTCCTATGTTACCCGCGGTATAATTAATCTATCAGTAAGGAGCAAACAAAGTGGCTGACGTGAGCGAGAAGTGTTCACTGACCGAGCTCAAGGAGTACTTCGAGTCAGATGGAGGTCACAAGGTAGTAGCCGCCGAAGTTATGGCGCTCAAGCAAGATCCGCACACCAAGGAAAAGCTTCCAGACTACGACCAGATCGCCATTGGCATTGGTAACGGCTCGTTCACGTACTAGGAGGACACGTGTCTACTGTTCCCATTCGTATCGTTAACGACAGCGTCGTAATTCGCGGCCTTGTCGACAACGAGGCAACAGTGTTCGTTCTCGATACAGGCGATGCAATTGGTCCCGTCTTTAATCAGGCGGACGCGTTCCGGCTCGGCTTGGAAGAGGGAACAGAGGAAGGCGTCTCGGGCGCTGGTGGTGCATCTAACGTCTATCAGACGACCGCTAGCATAACGTTTGACGACATGCACTTCCCGTTCGAGACTTGTGCGATTGACACTAGTCTTCAAGGTCAGTCACTTATGGGACTTCCCTTCTTCCTTCGGACGTGTAGCAAGATGGAGTTCGACTTTGACGCACGCAAGCTCACGCTCACGTCGAAGCCTACTCCGCTTCCGAAGTCACAGCCACTTCCCGGCGCACAGGAAAACTTTCAGCCCGCCCACGCAGCCGAGCCTCCAGAGCTCGCCGAACCCACTGCGTGAGTTCCTCAGGACAAGGAACGCTTCGATGGCTACAACTAGTGCCCCCGTTAGTGGTAAGGCCTACGGCGCCTTTATCGGAACAGCTCTTCTTGGCGTAGTCACGTTTATTCTGACTACGTATGTTCCCTACTTCCACCATGTACTTCCTCCCACTCTCGCGCAACTGCTTCCGGTACTCTGCGGAGCTATAGGTGCATTCGCAGGGGCCTGGTTCGTCAAGCACCAAGTCACCCCAGCAGAACTCGAAGTGGCCGTTACAAACCTGGAAAAGATGTACGCTGCGGTTCATCCTCTGACTGAGGTCAAGGGCGAGCTAGTAAGCTTTACACCTCAGCAGCCAGGCCACTATAAGTTGGAGTTCTCTCGCGGTGGTGGCGTAGGTGGCGCTACAGGTAGTCCTAGCCGTGTATCAACTCAGTACCCGTACGCTGACGATCCAATTCCGCCTGAGCTCACCCCGAATCCGATCACCACTTCTGGCGGTGCTACTCCTCCGGATTCAGGCCAGTGAGCGACGCGTACGTCGAAGACCTCCTCGCCCGTAAGGTTACGCACGAGGTACACACTTCTGTTCGGAGATCCTTTCGCGGCTGTCGTAGACGCTGGAACTGGATTTTCCAAGACAACCTCTACCCACCCACTACTGCTAAACCTCTCGAATTTGGTGTTGCGTTTCACGTCGCCATGGAGGTACTTTTCTGTCCCACGACGTGGAGATTTAATCACATGGTCCTTGGCGCTCTTGCCGAAAAGGCATTCGTAGAGACCTGTGAGAAGCAGCGCCAGGAGTACCTCGCAAACAAAGACCTCTACGTGCTTGAGGACGATGAGCAACACGACTACGACGAACGGATAGCTCTCGGCCGAGGAATGATCAGGTACTTCGTCGAGAAGCAGCTCCCAGCAATTCAGAGAGAATTCGTACCTACTCACGTGGAGGTTAGCTTCGATGTACCGCTCTACGGAGACGACGGTAAGATCCTACTATGCAAGTGTAAGTCGTGTCGCGTGGCTTTTGCTAAAGCAGGTGGGGGCCGATGGAAAGGCAACCCGGTTGTTTTTTCTGGGCGTGTCGATCTCATTGTTCACGATATGGCAGGCTACTACTGGGTCTGGGATTGGAAGTCCGCAGCAAGTCTAGTTTCCGATATTGAGATGTACCTAGAACTAGACGATCAAGTCGTTGGCTACGTATATGCACTCCGAAGAGGACTAGGTCTTAACATACGAGGATTCATCTATCACGAACAGCGTAAGGCATTTCCAGAGCCTCCAGAACAGAACAAGTTCGTACGCCTGGGTCGCAAGTACAGCATAAGCAAGCAGCAAGCAACTGACTACGACACCTACAGCGAATACGTTGCTGAGCATGATAAAGAAGCATTCGAAGTAGGATTGTACGACGAGTTCCTAGACTTCCTTAGGAACGAAGGAATCATTTTCTATCGCAGATTCAAAATCTACAAGTCCGACTTCGAGCTAGAACAGTACGAGAAGAACCTAGTCGCTGAAACCCTAGACATGATTGACCCAAACGTTAGGATCTACCCAACACCGGGTCGCTTCTCTTGTGGCGGATGCGCCTACAAGGAACCCTGTCTCAGTATGAATGCAGGACAGGACTATGAGTATACGCTCCAGACTATGTTCGTACAACAGGAACCCTACTACAGACGTAACTTGCCACTCAGCACCGAAAGAGGATCCTTGAGTGCAGATTAAATGGTCGGAAGAGGCTACCCGAGAACTACTTCGAATAAGTAACATAGATCAGGATGCTGCACTGGAGGTGCTAACACGCCTGCAGGCAGGGCAAGGAGCCAAGGATGCCGCTGGACAGAATCTTCTCAGCAGGAAGCCTAGCCAAAGCGTACGTCGAAATAGCCGAGTGGTACGGAAAGCACACTCTCGACGTGGACGCTAGAGAGATCCTAGTTCCATTCTCTGGCTTCGGACGCATGGCTTCTGCTATGTGCACTGACAATGCTAACACTGTAGTTTGTGACTACCAGCACTTGCACACCGCAATTATCCTTGGCATCTTTGCTGCTCCTAACTACGTGACGTATGTAGACAAGCCGCGTTTCCATATGGGCCAAGCAGTTAATGGCAACCTGCGAATTAGAGACATTGATCAGCGCAGTGCAGGCTTTATCGACTGGGTAGTCAAGAACGGCTCGCTACTAGACAAAGCGTGTCTTGGAATGTCAATTCCAGGACAGACCATGCGTGGGTGGCTTACACAGTGGACAGGAAGCTTCGACAAGTTTTGGACCAAGTTCGAGAAGACTCGAGAGGAGTGCAAGCCCTACATTTCGATGCCAGGTAAGTGGCATTGTGTTGAGAATGACTTCTTCAGGATGGACAGTATCCTCGAAGACGCGCACTTCGACGTAGTAGCTATAGACCCGCCACGTCTCACTAGTGGCAAGGATGGGTACACAACAGGCAGCTGGGCTCGACTAAACCAAGTTCTAGGTGGTCATGCTGTTGTTAAGCCTTGGACGAGGAGAAACTACTTTAGCCTCCTACACCTAGTCATGAACGTTGACTGCAACTACGTACTATTTAGCTGGACAAAAGGCGATCCAGCAACTGAGGACGTTAAGAAACTTGTACTCTCGTATGGAACTTTGGAAGACGAACAACGCTGGGATGCGTACCAGAAGGAAATCTACAGCTGGCGGATTAAGAAAGGCGAGAAGTGACACAGAAAAACATTCAGGCACTAATCACGATTCACGTCGACGAGTCTGACGTGAATGGCATCCGCGCAAGAGAAGAGCTTCGAACACCCATTGACGAGATGGCATACGGCTGCACTCTAAACGCAGGTGACAGTGAGTTCGAGGTTAGTAGGATTCACCTGCTGGAGGAGCAGTGAGTATCCTAGACACAAACCTCGCTGTCATTCTCGATATCGCCACGGCTCGCCGTCTCGGTCTCACTGACGAGCAAATGTTCGCACAAGTCGCACGAGAAATTCGACACATTCCAGGAGTCAGACAAGTCTACGAGTATCAACTCAACAGTTCAGAAGTAGCCGTAGAAGATCTAAGACACGACACGAAGAGAATGCAGAAACTGTCTAGCGAAAACCTAGAAGATGATTACGAAGGTGAACACCGGTTCAGAGGAGACATCTGCACGTGACAGCTGATGTAGTACTAAGTCCAAAAACATTCGCAGGAATACCGTACGCTCCAGTACACGAAACAAGAGCGCACATCAATGTACTAATCTACGGCAAGCCAGGTGTAGGAAAGACTCAGCTAGCTGCTACCTCAGACCACGTACCCGCGATGCGTCCCGTTCTCTACCTCAACGTCGAGGGTGGAGATATGACGCTGAGGCATGTCGCTCCGGAGATTAGAAAGATCCCCGAAGAGGGTAGCCTATCGTGGGGCCAGCTCGAAGCGGTCTACGACCAGCTAGCTAGGCAGTGCATCAACGGAGTCGAGCCAGGCGAGTTCGCTCCTCGCACGGTTATTCTGGACACTGTAACTGAGTGCCAGAAGATGAACATGAATCAAATTATGGCAGAGCTTCTGATGGCGGAACCAGAGAAGCACTGGGATCCCGACATTCCAGACGTTCGGCGGTGGGGTAAGAATATCGAACAGATTAGGAAGTGGGTGAGGAAGTACAGGGACCTGCCCCTCAACGTGATCATGACAGCGCATGAAGTCGAAGACAAAGACAACATGACTGGCCTGGTCTCTCACAAGCCTCAGCTGTCTGGCAAGCTCAGCAACGAGGTTGCAGGATTTTTCGACGTCGTTACCTACCTCTACGTGAAGGCAGAGATGGTAGACGGAGAGAGTAAGCCAGTTCGAAAACTACTCACAGGCTCCCTCGAAGGCTACGTCGCAAAGGACCGCTCAGGAAACCTGCCTCTGGTACTCGAAAACCCGACTATGGCGGAAGTATACCGCTACATAACCGAAGGGATAAACAAGAATGACTGACGTAGATGGCATCAGGGTCAATCTCAGCGACGAAGAGGCCAGGAGCCAGGACCGCGAACCCCTCCCTTCGGGAAAGTTCCACTACAAGATTACCGACATGGATCTCATGTTCGTGAAGGCCGGCGGCAAGAACGAAGGCAAGCCCTATATCAACTTCGAGTTTACAGTCCAGGACGGCAACTACACGACCCGTAAGGACTGGACGAACGCGATGTGCTTCGAGGGAGCCCTCTACACGATTAGTCAGATCCTGAAGGCGCTCGGCCATCCGATCAACGTCGGTCCGGACGGCAAGTTCAAGGGCGGAGAGCTCGTCATTCCTACCGCCAGAGAATTCTACATCGGCAAGGACATCTGGGGCCGACGCGGCACGAACAAGAACGACAGGAACGAAGATGGTACGCTGCGTATCCAGCTTCGCGGCTTCTCCAAGTACGAAGGCGGAACTAGCGACTCGTCTGCGGCTACGCCAGCTAGCGCTGCCAAGCAGCCCGCTTCCGTTCTACCGTAAGGTCGTCTGAACGTCCGACTCGAGTACAGATTGTCGAAGGCGCCACGTGACACATACTCGAGTCGGACTTTGAGACTATCTTCGGGAAGGAGAATATGCAGACGGAGACTAGCGACCGCAAGGTAATACCCGCAGGAGTCTTCTTCAAGACTATATTCGGGTCAGCGAGAGGATACGTCTGCATTGCGATTAAGAAGAGGGAATTCAGAGAGGTCTTTTTTACCTACCCAGATCAGCTACAGGAGATGCACGACTATGTGGAACGTACAAAATACTCCGGGAACGTATACTTTTGCCCCCAACTACTTGCCGAGCCACGCAGGGTTAAGGCTAATGTTACTGCAACGACATGCGCATGGGCAGACCTGGACACTTGTCATCCTCGAGTACTACTGGTACGACCCACTGTCGCGCTCGAGACGAGCCCTAACCGCTATCAGGCGTTTTGGGTCTTCGAGGATAGCCAGGACCCTACCGACTCGGAGGACTTGGCTCGTCGCATTGCATACAAACACGCGGACGACGGAGCCGACAGAAGCGGTTGGGATCTCACACAGCTGCTCCGCGTGCCCGGAACACGGAACTTCAAGTATGGTGAGGGTGCATCTGCCCCTGAGGTAACAGTCGTAGAGCACAACGAAGTCCGTTATCGCCTGAGCGATTTCCACGAGTACCCTGTAGCTGAGGGGTACGAGTATACAGCAATACCTTTTCCGCAGCTAACAATCGAAGACGGCATCACAATCCTAGAGCGTTACAGCTTCAGACTCAGTGGCGCAGCACATACGTTGTTCCACCAAGTAGCAGACGAAGGAGACAGAAGTCAACAACTGTTCAGACTAGAAATGACATGTGCCGAAGCTGGCATGTCACCCGAAGACACGTTCCAGGTAGCCAGAGATGCAGCATGTAACAAGTGGCAAGACCAGCCAGGCCTACTCTGGCGTGACGTTTGTAGAGCCTTCGCAGTACATAAGCAGAACGAAGAAGCTGGCCGAATAACGGAACAAGATGGGCCAGAGCTAGTTACCGATCAGGAAAGACAAGACATCGAAGGCAATCCCTGCTTCATAGAAAGGTACATAGCATGGGCATCTACGCTGGGCGATGCTGCAGTACAATACCATCAAGCGGGTGCCTTTATTGCCCTTTCGGCGCTGCTCGCTGGGTCTATAGTACTCCCGACGTCATTCGGCCCTATAATTCCCAATCTGTGGTTGATGGTCTTGGCCAATACAACATTGAGCCGCAAGTCAACAGCAATGAACATAGTGATGGGTCTGATTGAGGAAATAGACGAATCTCTACTTATGGCTACAGACGGAAGCATAGAAGGGTTCGCGAGTGCACTTGCGTCCAGGCCAGACAAGGTATCCATATTCTTCCGCGACGAATTTACAGGACTCTTGGAGTCAATGACCAAGAAGGACTACATGGCTGGTATGCCAGAGTTCTTCACCAACTTGTACGATGGAAGGAGTCAACTACGACGCCTACGCAAGGAAGAGATTAAGATCAAGAACCCACGCTTGATCATCTTCGCAGGTGGCATCAAGGATCGGATGCAGAGCCTAGTCACCTTCGAACACGTAACCTCAGGGTTCCTACCTAGGTTTATCTTCGTCACAGCAGACACTGACCCAATGAAGGTTAGGCCACTAGGACCACCTACAGAAGAGAACTGGGGAGCGCGAGACGTAATCAGGAACGAGCTTAGCGACCTATACGAACGATATCGATCGCAAGTACCCGTTGTCCTGAACGGCAAAGTCGTAGGAGTTACAGACAAGCACATCGAAGCCGCGATGTCGAAGGATGCCTGGAAGCGGTTCAACCGTATCGACCAGACACTCATGCAGGTAGGAATGGACAGTGGCGATCTTAAGAACGTACTTACACCACTGTATGCACGTCTTGGTTTTAGCATGCTAAAGGCAGCAGTATTGATTGCAGCGTCTAGGACGCAAGAAAGCACAGTCACTGTAGAAGAAGAGGATATAGTTAGAGCAGCCTACTACGGCCAATCATGGAGACGCTACGCTCACGATGTCGTGTCCAACATTGGCAAGGGTCCCATGGAGCATAAGATTGAACTAGTAGGCAACGCCATTCACAAGCGCGGGCGTGTTGCTAGGTCCGCTCTCATGCAACGGTACCATCTGCAGTCGCAGGAGATGACACTTATAGTTCGGACCCTAGAGGAACGAGGTCTGATCAATACTACGGTACACGGCAAGCAGCAAGTGTACCAGAGTATGCTTACCGAGGCAGAAACGACGCTGAAGGGAATACGTGTCAAGTGATGGCAACACCTACTACCTACTCAGACCAGTCGAAGTATATGTCCGAATCTGAGTTCGCGACTCACCTAGCACAGAGGAGGCTAGAGTTGCGACAGGAACACGAGTCAGACGGCGTCGCAATCGTCAGTGGCGGCCTAGACAGCATCACAACTGTCTACTACCTTGTCAAGCATCTCGGTCTCCATCCTCATATGGTCTCGTTCGATTACGGTCAGCGTCACAAGACAGAATTGAATTACGCCCTGTGGAATGCCGAGCAACTGGGGCTGCGGTGGAGCCTGATCGATCTGTCAAGCATCACCGAGCTGATCGGTAACTCAGCTCTCACGCACGGCGCAGATGTCCCAGAGGGACACTACGCAGAAGACAACATGGCCATCACCGTCGTTCCCAACCGGAACATGATGATGATCAGTATCGCAACTGCAATCGCAGTCAACTACAAGTACACGTACGTAGCTGCTGGTATGCATGCAGGCGATCGTGCACAGTACCCAGACTGTCGCTCAGAGTTCATGGCTTCGATCTGGCAGACCCTTATGCTAGGCAACGAAGGCTTCATCTCACGCGACTTCGATCTGCTCATTCCGTTCCAGGACAAGAGCAAGAACGACATAGCCCGCTGGGCCTACGAACTACAAGTTCCAGTCCATATGACCTACTCATGCTACAAGGGCGGCGACATCCATTGTGGCAGATGCGCCACTTGCGTAGAAAGGCTTGAGGCGATTAACTCCGTAGGAGAGCCTGACTGGGACCAGACACGATATATGGACAGAGTATACTGGCGTACGGTCGTAGACGACTGGAATGCCACCCACTAGAACTACAAGGCGGATACATGGCGGAAATTTTTCGTACGGGCTACGTTGGCGGAGCGGTGCCCGAAGCAATAGACTGGATGGTCGAACAGTCAGAGGGCGCCAAGACCATCTGTGTTCCGTTCGCTGGCATCGGCCGCTCGATTGTAGCTATGGCACGGCCCGACACGACCATCGAGTCGTTCGATACTCAGCACTACACGAAGTGCATCTTCGAGGGCGTCTTCAGAGCCAAGGAAGCAGAGACCAACGTCGACGGTATTCACTACCGTAAGGGTTGGGCGTTCGAGAACAGGCCATACAAGAACCTGGACGATCGCTGTGCGGGCTTTATGGACTGGGTTGCTCAAGAGGGAACGCTTTACGACAAGGCGTGTCTTGGATCAGCCATAACCAGAAGTACGCTCATGGCTCGTATGATGCACTGGAAGTCGAACGTAGAGCAGTTCTACAACAGGTTCCAGAAGCAATTCGAGTACAACAAGGACTGGCTTAATCAACCAGGTAAGTTCGTCCACCACGAAGACAACTTCTTCAACTGGAGCGTCGCTACCGATCTTATAACCGAAACCGGAGTAGGATTTTCATACGACTTCATCGAGATCGACCCTCCCAAGGTAGTCAACTACAGTGACACCTACTCGCTCAGATTCGAAGGCTTCAACCAAATCCTAACACAAGGCGTAGCAGCAAAACTCCCCAAGTGGAACAGACGTAACGCCATGGGGTACATGAGAAAGGCCCTAGAGACTCCAGCACCTAAGGTTGTCTTCATGTACGTGAGCGGTGTCTTTCCTCCGTACGAAGACGTCAAGAAGATGCTAGCAACTACAGGTACGATCGAAGAGGAACGTGAGTTCTTCCACCAAGGCAGGACCGACTACGGACTAGTGATAGCAAGATGACTTACACACTGGCGATCATTCCCTGTACTGGTGTGAAGGACCCCTACATGGAAGAGGGTCCAGCACAAGAAATTTGGGTCGGAGCACACTTCCAGTACACGCTCATTTACGTAGAGACGTTCTTCGACAAGGTACTGGTTATGTCGTACAAGTACGGACTGATCAGTCCTACCGACACTATTCAGTCCTACGACATCGACATGCGCGTAGCCAAGCCGCGTGAACACATCAGATGGTGGTACTTGCTCAAGGCACAAATTGACAAACTTGCAGACGAGGATCCGCCAGCACTAGTTGGACTCTTCACTGGCAACTTCGAGAGAGACCGTGTAGTTAGAGAATTTGTCAAGCACGGAGTAGACCAGCTTATCGTTCCCTGGGAAGGCAAAGGTATAGGCTTGCGCCAGCAGGCAGTCTTTGATGCCGAGCCTCCGTTCGATCCAGAGAAGGTAAAAAGAGGCGAGTACAAGGTCGAGTTGAACCCTACAGGATCAGCAACAGCTAACCGCTACCTACCGCCGCCAACGAAGATCGAGGAGCCAATCGAGTGGGAGTAAGAGTTCCCGTGATACCAGGGAGTCTCAAGCCAACAGTTACACCTACAAAGGCACCTAGGATACCGTCCAATCACGACTCACTACACAACTTCAGTATCTTCAAGTACTGCTGGTGTATGTGCCCTAAGTGCTGGTTTCCAGTGCCAGTCTCCAGCGTAGGAATACTGGGAAGCTGCATCTGCAGAGAGTGCCCATGTAGGAGCCAATCGAATGACGTACAGTATTAGCAAGGAATTCTCGTTCTCGGCAGCGCACCGCCTATCAGGACTATATCCAGGTCACCCGTGCGGGCGAGTACACGGACACAACTACACTGTCAAAGTCGCACTCACAGGACCTCTCAGTGAAGTAGGGTTCGTTCGAGACTATGGCCTGCTAAGTCCACTTAAGGCATATCTCGATGAGGAACTAGACCACCGCTGGCTCGGAAAGGGTATTCTCTTCGACCCCCAGCAAGGAACTCTACCCGACCAGATTCAGCCAGTGTTCGACTGGAACCCGACAGCTGAAAACATGGCAGAGCACCTCTACCGCTGGTGCAAGGGAATGTGGCCAGAAGTAGCTGGCGTAGGTGTTAGCGAGACGCCCAAAACCTGGGCCTGGTACGAAGGATTCTAGATGGAAGACGTAACGTTCGGATGCACGTGTGAAAAGGGTAACGACGCTTCACATGTTACCTCTACAGTCGAGGACTGTGTCGTACACGGAACAAGGTTCGGAGGCCCAGTATGTTGAGGCTAGTAGAACACTACGTCAGCATGCAAGGCGAGTGCGATCGCACCGGCACTCCGACGCAGTTCATACGCTTCGCAGGATGCAATCTCAAGTGCACTGGCTGGCCATGCGACACACCGTTCGCTATCTTCCCTAGGCAGTACCTGAAGAAGCAGTATCTACTTCCCGTTCACAATCCAGGCAGTGCCTCCCTCATGGGAGACATTATAGACAAGTATGACGAGACAGGTGCAGGGAACATCTGCCTTACTGGAGGCGAACCGCTACTCCAGCTCAACGATGACCTCGACGACCTAATCACGAACGCTCTACATCTACAAAGCAGAATTAAGTCCATCGAGATGTTCAGCAACGGAACGCTTAGATACACGCACACCATGTTGGAGAAGTGCTCAATCCGAATGGACTGGAAGCTGCCAGGGTCGCACGAAGACCAGTCTGGTCCAAACTGGGACGTTCGTATCGAGAACTACTGCAACATGGGTGAGTGGAACCATCACACGATCAAGTTCACTATCAAGGACCAGTTCGATTTCGAAACAGCCATGTCTATATTCGACAAGTACGGCCTAGAGACATGGCCAGGCACGGTCTACGCAGGGCCAGTCTGGGACTCCGAGTACACCGCAGCAGATATTAGTGCAGGTATCCTAGCCAACAAGCTACCCTGGCGCCTCAACGTTCAGACGCATAACTATATCTGGCCAGCCCAGGAGCGTGAGCGGTGAAGCCGATGAGTGATCAGTCCATAGCTATCCTTCTCGAGCAAGTAAGCAACGAGAAGCTAGCGGAAGAACTCCTTGTCCGATGCGCGGGCCTCGATCCGACAAATCCACAGGAAGCGAGAACTGCGCAGAGATACGTTCATGCACTAGTAGAGTTGACAACGCCAGAGCCGTTCGAGTTCACGACGTTCAAGGCAGAGTCGGACGAGATGGTCACTATGTACAACATTCCGTTCAGCTCGCTGTGTCGCCATCATATTCTGCCTTTTACTGGTGTGGCGCACGTAGCCTACGTACCAAAGTTGGAATGGGCTGGCGCCTCTAAGCTAGCCCGAACAGTACAGTGGTACTCCAGGTTCCTGCAAACACAAGAGGAACTGACGAAGGGAATAGCCGACAAGATCTACACCAATCTCGACCCGGCGGGCGTAGGCGTCATTCTAGAAGCAGAGCACTTCTGTATGACACTTCGAGGCGCACGAACGCATGGCACTAGAATGCGCACCGCATATATGTGGGGCGTGTTCGCAGATCATGACAGGACAGCCAAAGCAGAATTCCTGTCGGGCATTAACGGGAGATAGCATGGACATGAATAGCAGAGCCACACAGGCTCTAGCAGACAGTGACATCTGGTTCCCAAACTGTCGTGGAGACATAGCTCACCACCTTATCTCGCTTGCAGGCGAGGTAGGCGAACTCTGCAATGTCTACAAGAAGTGGGATCGTTCAGACGAAGTCAGTATTCCAGACGTAACTCTGATGAAGATGAAGGACGAAATAGTCGACGTACTCGTGTACCTGTACAACCTAGCTGGCGAGCTCAACATGGATGTGGAGGCGCAGTACGATGACAAGCGACTCAGAAACCACTACAGGTTCGCCCCAGTCGGAGTCCCGCTTGCCGGAACCGGAGCTGACGTCGGAGCAACTAGAGCTCATCCGAGTGGCTGACGCAGCCTTCGACCAGATGTGCCAGGCTCGTCACGATACAGGCAGAACAAAGTACGGCATCTTTACGTTCCTGGAGATGCCAACACTCGAAATGGCCCTAGAGGAGCTAGCTGACCTAGCTAACTACGCCAGGTACACATTCATCAAAGTAGTACTACTTCGTCAGAGCATTAAGCAAGTGCAAGACCAAGCCCTCGGCGCTGTCGATGGGTTCTTTACTACCCAAGACATTCTAGGTGTCAAGAAGGACATTGAATGAAGATAGCTCTCATTACACCCGCAAGTCAACTGCACCACTGTATGAACCGCAAGTTCCAAATGCTCATTCCAGGATTCGAACACAACCTGGAATACAAGAGGTACTTCAAGGTGTTCGGAACAAACAACGGTAACTTCGTCATGCTAGACAACGGCGCCTTCGAGGGCAGCCAGCTCAACGATCGCGACCTGCTAGACATGGGGCGAGAGTACAAAGTCGACGAGCTCTGCATCCCTGACACTATGGGCGATAGCGTAGGCACGCTAGAACAGCTCGGCAGATTCGCCGCTGTGCTTAGGCATCCCTCGAGAGGTGATACTTGGAAGCCCCCAAGGCTTATGGCAATCGTTCAGGGAGAGACCGAAGATGAGCTTATAAGTTGCATCGACGCCTTCGCAGCAGACCGGTTCACGAACGTCATCGACACTATCGGAATCCCCAAACACCTGCCCGCAACTACAGGCTGGGACGATATTAGGATTCGACTAGCCAAGTGGACTCAAACCAAGTACCCGCACAAGTGGGATCTTCACTTCCTAGGTTTCGTAGCTCCAGGCGAAACCATGGGAGCAGCTCAGCTAGGAGTCCGAAGTATGGACACGTCCGCACCGTTCGTTTGCACTGCAGACAACGTTAGCATCTCGCTGCATCGAGTCCCGCCACGGCAACGCTGGTTCGCCAACCTGGGACCAGAATACTTCCATCCCCACCTAGTGAGGCAGAACATCGACGACCTCGATCTCTGGGCAGTTAAGGAAGATGACTAGCATGAACATCTTCGAGGGCCTGCTTATCTCACTCTATGCCTTTTTCATCTGCACTCTAGTCTTCCCTAGGTCTAAGACTAAGCACAAGAACGTACTTGTAGTCAAGTCCGAACCCGTAGCACCTAAGGTGCTCGACGCTGACTGGCACAAAGTATGGGACATGGAAAAGTACTGCTACGTCGCTCCATGGCCCCACGCACAGCATCCCGACCTAGCAAAGACAGAGCTTGGCAAGAAGCACCTAATCGGTGCAGGACCCCCTGGCTGGTGGGAGAAGCAACGTCAGAGCGAACTAGCCAAGCTCGAGCTGGATGCCAAGCTGGAAGCAGTAGTCGCGGCCGCCGAGGCTCTTCGGGCTCAGGACGAAAAGATAGTCCAGACAGTCTTGTCAGACTTTATGTCGCTTGGCAAAGCCGGTATGCTTCCTGCAGCCGTTGGTACTGCCTTTCTCTCTGGAGCAGGAGCGCTAACCGCAGACAGCATCGACGATGACTGGCTCAGCTACCCCCGCTACTCAGACGACGGCATCTGATGGCACTCTTCGACAAAGTCACATGTGGCATACATGGAGTGATGAAGTACCGAGCTGCCATGAAATGGTGGGAGTGCGTTGGCTTTGACGGCGAGGGCTGCTGTATCCTTACAGACGAGGATATATATCTTCTCGTACGCGGTAGACCATTCGACCCTACGTCAGAAATTCTACCCGTTTACTACGAGCACAGCATAGACGGCGAACTTAGTCGAATTCTCGTGAAGGGTACAGCTGACAGTGACATCGTCAGAAACGCTTGGGGTGGTACGGAAGCACCCCCAAGCGAAGTGTGAAGAATGTCCTTTGTACGAAGATGGTCAGTTCGTTCCCAGTAACGGACCAGCAAAGGCCAAGCTCGCCATCGTAGGCGAAGCACCTGGTGTGAATGAAGCCAAATACGGTAGGCCGTTCGTTGGCGAGTCTGGCCAACTGCTTAATTCGGTCCTTAAGCACTACGACATCAGCAGAAAAGAGGTATTCCTTACCAATGCAGCCCTTTGCAGAGATTCCAGCGGCGCCACCCCAACAGCTAGTGCACTCCAAGCGTGTAGGCCCCGTCTCATGGGCGAGCTCCGAGAAAGGGAGCCACAAGATATTGTCGCTCTCGGTAACTCTGCCGCGCAGTCGATACTTGGCACTAAGACTGGAATCACCTCGCTCCGTGTGGGTCAGGGGCATACCAATGAGGACGAGCTACCTAACGTGCGTGTTCTACCGACCTTCCACCCCGCCGCCTGTCTTCGGCAACCAGACTTCTTCCCGTCTCTAGTCACTGACTTCGGCAAGCTCAAAGGCTTCACTGGTATCTGGTACGAGCCTAAGTGGAAAGCATACGAGGCCCCAGAAGAGGCACTGGCCGCACTAGCTGAGCTGCAACAGATACAGGGGCCTGTTGTAGTTGACATCGAGTCAGGCATTGAGAAGGACGTGTCTTTCGAACATCCTAACCGACATACCCTTCTCTGTGTCGGACTCGGCTACCAGCGTGGCAAGATAGTTGTCATAGGCGAAACAGCACTGAGAGACGAACGAGTCATTGAAGCACTTGCACTGTACCTAACAACGCACCCAATGAAGGGACAGAACCTCAAGTTCGACAACAAGGGCCTCTGGGCTAAGCTCCACGTTGCCCTGACGGTCTACGCAGACACCATGCTCAAGTCCTATTGTCGAGACGAGCGTCAGAGAGTTCACAGCCTTGGATACCTAGGCATAGAAATGCTAGGTACTCCAGACTGGAAACACGCACTCGACAAGTACAAGAAGCCCAAGGACAGCTACGCAGTTATTCCTCGACCAATACTGTACCAGTACAACGCATGGGACGTGCACGTCACAGACCTAGTTGACGAAGTCCTAACCAAAGAACTCGAGACCCATCCAGAACTAGTCAAGCTTCACGAGTTCCTTTGCCGCGCATCTGACCAGCTAATGTTCCCGGAGCTCAACGGCATAGGTGTCGACCTGAAGTACAACGAAGAACTCATGATCCAATACCAAGCCAGTCTAGCTATCCTAGAAGAACGAATAGCACAAGCCATACCGGACCCCGAATGGACAAACTTTAATCCGCGCTCGTGGCAGCAAGTTCAGAAGGTAGTCAAGGGCACCTTTGGCCTGAAGCTACCTATGAAGATGAACACGAAAAGAGAGTACGTTGAGACTACGGACGTCACTGCACTCACGGCGCTATTGGAAAGAAACCTTGGCGAACCTTCTGAAGAGTTCTTCAGGCGCATGCTGGAGCATCGAAAGGAAGCCAAGCTCTACGGAACTTACGTCAAGGGACTACGAAAGCGAGTATACCGAGGCCGAGTCTATCCTACTTTCCTACTCCATGGTACCACGACGGGACGGCTCAGTTGTCGTAACCCTAACCTTCAAAACATCCCCCGAGATAGCACAATGCGTAAGCAGTTTGTACCAAGCAAACCGGAAAACGTGTTCCTTGAGGGTGACTACGGCCAGAACGAAGGACGAGTTCTCTGCTGGCTAGCACAGGACGAATACCTACGAGGCCTGTTCAACGATCCAACGCGTGACATCTTCGATGAGCTAACCCCAGTCCTGTACGGCGATTGTTCAGGACTAAGTCCAGCCGAAATGAAGGAGCTGAGAATTCGTGTCAAGGCCTACTTTTACGGACTTGCTTACGGACGAGAAGCGCGAAGCATTGCGCTCGAGTATGGTATCCCTATGTCAGAAGCTGAGCGAGGCATGCGAGAGTTTTTCAAGGTCATTCCAGCAACTGTCGCTTTTCGTGAGCGTACTCGGCGACAAGTTCTCGAAGGAAACGACCTCATCACAGCCTTCGGACGGCACAGAAGATTCTACCTAATTACCAACAGCAACAGAAAGGACGTACTCAATGAGGCTCTTGCATTCCTGCCTCAGTCAACTGCCAGTGATATCTGTCTTGATGCATTCGTGCATACTCGTCCACGCCTTAAAGGCATTGGGTTCATCAGGAACATCGTCCACGACTCGCTCCTAGCCGAGACGCATCCAGATAACCTCATGGAGGTAATGACAATTATGAACGAGGAAATGCTCGCAGCAGCTGCGCGAGTCGTAGGCGACTACGTCAGATTCAAAGTCGACTTCAAGTCCGGCCCAAGCTGGGGAGAGCTGTCGTAGTGACACTAGACCCAAAAAACTTCAAGCAGTGGGAGCCACTCCCTGACAAGGGTGACTTCATTCGATGCTACTACAAAGATGGCCATACAGTAGACGGACAGATCGTACTCGTGTGGCTAGCCATGGATGAACTAGTCTTTAAGATCCAACCAGTAAACGGAGAAAAGTTCGACTTCCTTCCAGAACTCGAAGACGGCTGGGGTACCTACACCGAACTCTCACGTAGGAGGATACATTGATCGGAACCCTAGGAGTCGGCGACGTTATCGCAGTCGACGGAGCCGGCTGGGCAGCTGACCTTATCAGGTTCGGAGCAATTCTAGAAGGAGAAAGTACTCCAGCCTCCCACGTAGTTGTAGCAACTCGTATCGACAGACGCGCTCGCTGGTGGGGCATCGAAGGCCGACCAGGCGGGGTCGGCTGGGTCGACATGGCCAAGTACACTACAGGCAAGCTAGCTCCACTCTCCAACTCAAACGAGCTACAGCCGCGTACAGATGCAGAACGTGCACTAATCGCCAAGGTAGCAGAAGGTCTGCTAGGTACAGACTACGACTGGTTCGGAGGCATCACAGGCGACGGACTAGACGACATTCACCTCAAGGACCTAACAGACATTATCGATCACCTCTGGGGCTGGAAAGACCAGAACAATATCGACGTAGCACCTGGTCACGTCGTCTGCTCCTCGGCAGCAGAGTGGATCTATCGTGCGCTACACCTCAAGGCACCACAACGTCACATAACGGAATCGGTCCAGCCCGCAGACTGGTGGATCTTCAACCATACAGAAGGATGGATGAATGACTGAGTCGGAACTGATTCACAACAACCCCTGGAACCCAGCTTCGCGCTGGGGTGGCTGGAGTTGGAGTGAACCTAGGCACGACGAGTTCTTCCGAAGGTGCAGCTTCTGCGGAAGCATTCACCCAGAAGACCTAGCAGCCGAACCAGCTAGTTCAGGGTCCTGCCTAATATGTGGCAAGGTAGGTTGGTCTGCCTGCTTCAACAGGTTCGACAGAGAAGCCGAAGACGAACACTCATACACGACAGACGGCTGGTACGCAAGCTGGGCCGACTTCAAGTATGGCTGGCCTCACAAGTTCTACATAGAAGCTCTCAAGCCTCACGACCCAGACGTACTCAGTGTCCTATCAGCAACCTCGAGTGTCAAGAACATAAACCAAGACAACCGCTGGGTACTCATAGAGGACCTAACGCCCGAACAGAAGAGAATCATAGAAATCAGCGGCTGGGGCAGAAGCAGAGAGACCGACTACGTCGCATTCCAGTTCTGGCACAGGCCTAACTGTTTCGCCAAGTTCTACACCGAGCATCTCAAGGACCCGAACATTAGTCAAGAAGCCAAAGACACAATCGAACGAGTCTCAGGACTACACTTCGAGTGGCTGGAGGACGGTCGTGTTGCGTGGAGCAAGTACCAGGTGCATTAGAGCCTGCCGCACAGCATGGTTCTACGTTTTCCCAGACGCAAGAAGAGAAATGCGTGCAGGAGACAAGCAATGGGTAGAGGACAGCGAGCGCAGGTCGGAGACAGACAAGTCAACAAAAACGGATACGAGTACGTCAAAACCAAAGACGGATGGAAAGGATCCCACATCCTAGTAATGGAGGAGCACCTAGGTAGGCCACTTCTCCCAGGCGAATATGTAGCTTTCCTGAATGGTCACAGACCTCCAGTAACGCTCGACATGATCGAGCTCCGCAAGCGTGGCGACAGGAAGAGTAAGGCTGCACGCCTAGCAGCCATAGACGCACGCATAGAAGAACTCCAAGCCGAAAGGCAAGCGCTCCTGGAGGAAGATGATGGGTAGACAAAATAAACGCAAGCCAATGGGCACCACACTGTCCACAGTCGGAACCGGGCCCCACAACGGACAAAGCTCCACAGGAGCGCCGCTTCAGGTGGACATGCAAAGGGAAGCTGAGCTTCGTGAACTCTTGGGTAAAATCGAAACCGTTACCAGAGAGGCTCACGAGGTTCTTAAGGACCTGAGAATTGAAACTCGACAGGCACGTCGCATTCTGCCTATGATTGTAGCCAAGCAAATAAAGGCCGAATGCGAGAAACAAATGCGAGCACTAGCCGACGAAACAATAGCAGCAGCAAACGCGGCAGCCGAAACAGTAAACCGACGCTTCGATAGGCTATCTGATCTTCTTCTGGGTAAGGATCGCATGGCCCGGAAAGAAGGCCTTCGACCTATACCGGACGTCATCGAAGACATTGTGGAACTAGGAATGCAGCTACCTCTCGGAAGGGAATCGGAAGATGGTGAAGGAAACAGCATCCCACCGGCGCTACATGGAAAAGTACCGAGCACGCCGCAACTCCAAGCGCCTAGCACAGGAACGAGTCGACCTCTCGGAAGTCCTACTCGAGATTCCCGATGACTCCGAACCTGTACACACTCCTAAGCAGAGTCAGCTTCTGGTAGAGGGTCTCATGGACTTCCTAGCAGGTCATCCGGACAAGAAGTCTAGGGATTACATACACATTATCGAGATGACAGGACGAGAAGTTTGCATAGCCATTGGCTGGGTTCCTTGGCCTGCCAACTGGAGTCCACGAGCTTCACATCGCTAAGCTCAACGAGCGCTAAGTACATTGTTAGACACTCTGAGCTAACGTCTAACAAAGCTTTAGAGGGCTCAGCGTATCCTTATATAGGGACAGATCGCGTCTCGTCTATAATAATCTAACTTCGATTAGAGAGGTCCAGACTATGCGCTATCTAGCGCTCGATCCAGGTGGCAAAACTGGATGGGTCGTCTACGAGAATGGCATAGGCTCTTACGGTCAGCTGGGACCAGAACTCCACCACTGGAAGCTCTGGCGCCTCCTACTGCAACAGGACGACTACATGTCAGGCAGGCTAGTAGTCATATGCGAACGGTTCGATAACCGTAATGCGGAGTTTGCTGTCCTAACCAGCAACGAGTACATTGGCGTAGTTAGGCTGTTCGAGCAGTGCCAGATGTCCAACGGTAACCCTCCGCAAGTCTACTACCAGGGCTCTAACGTCAAGAGGTGGGCGACCAACGAAAAGCTCAAAAAGTTTGGCGCCCTCATCGAGCCTGTCATACTGAACAAGGACGCGAACGATGCCATGCGACACCTATTCTATTTCCTCTGCCACCACGAGAGCATACCCTACCAGGAGCGCAACGCCATGCTCGAGCTGTTGAAGGAGACGTGAGTGTCCACTGAGCCCGAGTGGCCATGCCACATAATGCCTACTCGCGAGTGTCTAGGAATATGCAACGTGACAGGCTACTGCTTCCGCTTCGACGAACCGCTTGACACAGACGAGAATGGTGACCGTGAGTATATAAGTCAGCTCCCGGAGGGCTGGCTGCGCGGCGGACGACGCAACACCGGGAGCTGACGATCTTGGGTAGTCCGCCGTATTGACTAGCCTTCCAGATACTTGACAAGAAGCTGTGCAGCCGCTAGAGCTTCTGCCTTTGTCGGACCCGCAGGCTGTGGCTTCGGTGTCGGTAGGGGGGCGCCGTACCGGTACTGCCCGAAGTCCCTACGCGTAGGAACGTCGAGATCAGCCTCGTTGCCCAGCTCGGTAATTGCCATCTGCCGAAGCTGTGCGCGTGAGTCCCACTGGTTGCCAGACCACGCTACGGTCTGAAAGCCCCAGGTAATAAGCTTGGCATCGAACAGGCGCTTGATGAGCCAGTACCCACCATAGCCGCCAGAGTTGTCTCCGAGCTCGGCACGAACGACTTGCCAGTACTTACCAGCCTCACCCAGCTTGGCTAGAGAGTTCTCTGGTGTGTCTGGAAGACCCGGCGCGTAGTCTGGAATGTCGAAGTCCGCTGCGAAGAACACTGGCCTGTCGGGAACGCCTATTGCTTTGGCTTGTTCCTTGAACAGTGCAACATCGATCTGAGCCTGGTTCGCTCCTCCCAGTACCTGGTTTGCGCCGTACTCGAAGAGGTTGAAGATATCGATACCGTTGGCTCCGAGGAGCTCGGCTTCTGCCTTGGTCAGGTTCTTCGGAGGACTGCCTTGACCGAAGTACCTTCCTACTGCAGTGACTCCAGCTGCTTTGAGCATGGCCAGCGAGGGATGCACCACTGAGTAGTCGATGACTAGAATTTTGCCCATGTCCGCCTTCTCTCCTACTTCAGGACGAGTGCTATAATGACGTTGACCACTATGACAACTAGTGATATTGCAACGCCCATAAGTACGAGTCGGTTGTTCGTCTCGCGCTGCTCGTCTTCACGCTTATCTCTGGTACCTTCCTTACCTCCTTCCAGACCTGCAGTCTTACTCTCTAGTGCACGAATACGCTCTTCCTGCTGACTGTCCTGTATCTTAAGTCCGTCAGCAATTACAGCCAGATTGCTCTCGAACTTGTCAATTAGTGCTGCGCGCCATGCATCTGTCTCTTGTCGAGGCACTACCGTCCCAGACAGCGCCGCCAGCTGCTCACGAGCGACACTAAGCCCATCGAGAACTGTCTGGTGTGCAGATGCGTATTCGGCCTTAGTCAAGAACCCAGCAATTAGGTCTCCTTGCTGAGCCCTGAACTCGTTAACGGCTGAAAACTTTGACTCGTTAGCCTTGTCGGCCTTCTCAGAAGCTTCCTTGGCAGCAGCTAGTGCAGCACTAAGCGCCTCTGCCGAAGCATCAAACCTGGTGAACGTCAGTTCCTTCAGACTACTTATTCGTAGCTCTAGAAATTCCTGCATCGTTGACAGCTCACGACGAAGCTGCTGCGTAGTGAGTGCAGTAGGGTCTGGTACCGGAACCCAGCCACCGCCAGGTGTAGCCGACAGGCCAACTGCGAAAGGCTGCTGCTGCTGCTGCTGCAGAGGATCTTCTGCCACTACCTACTCACCTGCCCAGAGCCCACTAAGTGCATTATCGAAGTTGAACGTCGTGCCTTGCGTAAGAGTTCCCTTGTACACACCGGCAATGGTGTTCATGTACGAGAACATCGTAATCACGTTCGCTGCATCTCCAGAGGAGAAGCCTAGAGCCTCCAAGCCAGCAAGACCAAGGTCTGTGATGCCCTCCTGGTCGTCGAGTATCTGCTGCATAAGATTTCGCATTGCTAGTGCATTCGTAGTAAGCGTCTGATTGATTCCTGCAACTGTTCCTTGGTCACCTATAGCCATGGGACTCTCCTCATACGGGCATGATGTCCATCCAGGAGCCAGCCTGAATAGTAAAGGTGTCAGTAGCGACACTAGTAGACGTCTGAATGGTAAACAGGGCACTTGCAGAGAACGTTGCGAAAATCTCAAATTCGAGCTTAACGCTGTTACCATTAACTAGTGGCGCACCTGCATAGCTACCCAGCGAACCAGAGTTCCAGTAGGGGATAGGCTGAGTAGCAGCACCATCCGTATTCGTGAACTCAGCGTCCACGCTGGCTAGGCTTACTGCACCTCCGTGAATAGCAAAGGTAGGAGTGCCAGCACTCTGGTTGCCGACGTAGTTTATACAACCCCTGATCCGATAAGACAGAGCGGCCAGAGTAGCGGAGAGGCCCGTAATTACAGCGGGCGTAGTCGAGTTGATTGTCTGCGTGCCCGAAGTCCACAGGTGCAGTACCTCAATGGAGTACAGGTTGCCATCAGGAGCAGTTTCAGCTAGATGCTGCAGACCGCCGTTTATCGCAAGGGTGGTAACATGTGTTACGTTGCTGAACCCAATGTTGTCTGCATTGTGGTTGATAGAGGCGCCGAAGGTTAGGTCGTACGCCTTAAACCCAGCAGGGTAACCTTGACTAGTAATAGGGTCAATTCCTGAAGCCGAGGCCATAGAGAGTGCCAGGCCCACAGAACCTGAAGTAGCGTAGACCAAGTTTAGGCGGCCATTCCCACCTGCAAGTGCAGTATGGATGCCGCTGCCATCGCCGCCAGCGCCACCGCCATAGTTGTTACCAGCTAGGCCAACAGCACCGTTAGCACCGCCGTTGCCGCCGTAACCGCCAATCCAGAAGCCGGGACCTCCCTTGCCTCCCTGACCTCCGACTGCACCAACAGCAGCACCGCCTGGTGCGCCTGAGCCGCTAATTCCTGCGCCGCCGCCGCCTCCACCGCCGCCAGTGGCAGAGCCGTGGCCGTAGCCGCCCTTGCCACCATTATAGTGCCAGGCGTTAGTACTCCCGGTACCCGCAAGGCCTGGAACGCCAGATACGTTTGCTTGTCCACCGCCATGCGCAGTAACGGTAACGGTGTCACCAGCAAAGGTACAGTTACCGCCATTTCCTGTTCCACCAGTAGGAACAGAGTACGCATAGAGGTTTGTAGGCGTCACAGCTACTGAAGGATCGCCTGCAGACTCACCACCGCCTGCTCCGCAGTTGTAGTTACTATTTATTCCACCGCCAGCAGCCTGAGCAAACACACTTACCGATGTAACACCTGCAGGACATGTCCAGTTGCCAGCACCTGACAGAGTTACAAACGTCTGTCCGGCTTGGCCGTACATTAGCAGAGGGCCAGGATTCAAAGACATAGACTGAGCGTTTATACCAGTACCATCAACAATGCCACCGACAATAGTACCTGCAATAATTTGCAGTGCTGTAACAGTCCCAGCCTGTATAAGCGAGCCAGGCACCTGAGGGAAGCACAAGATTGCGCACGCATAGGTCGTGCCGCCTAGGTCATTAGACCCAACCGTAGGAGCACCAGAAACTGCATTAAGGTCGGTCAGTGTTTGGACGGTAGTTATCTGCGTCCACGTATTGACAGGAATAGTGAATTCCTGATTGGACGACGACGATACGCCTCCAGTAGATAGCAACCAGTCAAAGCCTAGGACAACGTCACCAGTAGTAGTATACACCCAGGCCGAGACTGCATACTCCTGGTTCAGTATAACAGGGAAGGCCTGATTATCCTCGTTCATGTAACCAGCAGTAACGCCGTTGTTAACATACTGGCCAGCGTACGAGAATGGAATTCCAGTAGGCGGAGTGACAACCGCAAACGTGCCATTGATTGCGGACCACCCTGTTGCGTCCCCGCCTAGGAAGTACGGGTTAGCATTAAGCAAGCCCAAGTAGCCCAGCATAGATGCCGTGACAGCATGAGGTGCGATTGCACCTGTACCTACTTGGTAAGGCACCCAACCGTTTGCAGGAGCCTCTTGGTAGTTCGCAAGCACCTGCGCAGCTGACAGCGCAGTCGAGTACACTGCAACTTCAGCCAAGTTGCCGTTTAGGTAATCACCACTGTACGTGACGCCGTAGCCCATTCCAATGCCACTTGCCGACCCAGCAGTCATTGGCCCAGCAAACGGCGTGCTCCCTATAGGCTCGCCGTTCTGGTACAGCCAGAGGGTCGAGCCATCCCACACTGCAGCAATGTAAGTCCAGCCTGTTCCGGGTATTACGTCACCCGTAACCGAGACGGAAGTAGATCCAGTACCTACGGTAATCCTAGGAGTAGTTCCGCCATTGAGAAATAGTTCAAATCCGTTATGGTCTGTATCGGAACGTGAATTAGCAACTAGCTTCGAGTTGCCAGCTTGGGTCAGACCGTTTAGGTCAACCCAAGCCTCAACACTAAAGGCACTAAACGGACCAGGATCGTAGGTAGTGGTTATTGTAGAACTGGTCCCGTTGAACGCAGCAGTGGTATCATTTAGTACAGGGCCAGATTGTCCGTACACAACATTAGTCGCGACACCAGTATGAGTAAAGCCTGAAGCATCTAGCGCAACAGTCGACCCGAGAGTATCTGCTAGCTTCCACCAAGCTATCGGAGCTAGCCCTCCAATTGTCGTATCATACCCTATGCCAGTCCACTGACTAGCTACGTTTCCTTCCGAAGTGTTGTACCAAATATCGCCAATGATAGGATTCAGCGGAGCAGTTGCAGCGTAGGTAATAGACGACCCAAAGGGCTGAGCAGGAGGACCGACCGCAAGCGCCTTAGTTGCTTTCTGCAATGCTTTAATATCACGGATGATGTCGTACGTTCGCGCCTGCGGATACTTCATAACTCACCCCCCTGTAGTATCCGGGACAATCGTGTCTGAAAGAACGAGCGTTATCTCTTCAGCACCCTGACCCTCGTCTGGCGGGGTAATAGACCATCCAATCACACGACGCGAATATGTAGCACCTAGAGGGAACCTTCCATCCTTAGCGTGCATGACACAGTAGTCGCCCATGCTGTACGTACCGAACACAGGACTTCTTGCACCAAATACCAAAGGACTATTCACTGTATACAGGACGGGAAGTGCAGCTAGGTCTGCTTGCGCGTACTGGTCTAGGGTAACTGTACTAGTTACACCAGAGTAGGAATTAACACCCTCCAGCAAGGGGAAGCCTGCCTGCAGAGACGCTGTATCCTCTGCAGCGCCGACCCACTGCTGTGCACCCGATCCATCGCCTACTGCCCACCAGACAGTATTTCCCGTAGACGCATTCTCGTTGTATATGTAGTCCGCAACAGATCCAGGAAAGTCAATTACCAAGTCTGTCGAAGCAATAGGGTTACCAATAACAGGTGCAACCACTAGCTGCTTTATCGGTAGACTGTTTCCGTCTTCTAGCCACTGAATAGTGTAGTCTGGACTATTAGAGTAGGCCAGCTGAGCCTGAATAATGTCGTCGAAAGAAGTCGACAGATCCCAACCGTTAACAAGAACCTGCCGCACAAAGTCGTTAGGTGGGAAGCTAGTCATAGGGCGAACACCAATGTCGCCGTACGTCACCCGTTGTAGCTGCAGCCAAAGATCGTTAATTATAAAACACTGGCCTGCGTTGTAGTTGTACATGGCAGAGCCAAGCCAGGACTTTGGGAACCTACGAGTCGCATACGACTCAAAAGTCTGCCCCGAAAAAGTAAATGTCTTACCCTGAGCTTCCCATTGACGCGTCCATATAATTCCTCCCCAAACGATCTTGTTCTCGCGATAGGCCCAGAAAGCAGTTCGACCGGGAATAGTTCTAGAAATAAAGTCAGCGTCAGCTATTCTAGGATCATCGAGATTCGCGCCAGCAGTCATGTTACCCGGCGTATTGAGCTGACAGTCTAGAGTTACTCCATGAAGCGGAATTTCACCCAGCACTGTATTAGTTCTGAGGTCCGTTGTCAAGTAGGTGTAATGCGCCTCGTTGTACGACGGAAACGGATATGTCAAGTCGCCACCTCAGTTCAAGGGAATGCTCCCGTAGAAGTCCATTCTAGTGGTGGCCGTTCCACTTACACCGTAGACAGTAATTGATCCGTCGGTGTTAAATCGCCACGCGGGCACTTCAGTACCCTGAATTGCGGAGTACACGTTCCGAGTGTAGGTGCGTATAGGCCTGTACCCCGTAGGCAGTCCATTAGCTATGACCCAGATAGTTGTACCGTCTGCTGGCGGGGAGCCTGGAGGAACGATATTGTTTAGGTCAATGAGAACTTCGTTGGTTGGCATAAGCCTATAGCGCGCAACGCCAGAGACCGTCCATCCTGACAGGATGCCGCCGAAGTTATGCCATGGGTCCGTCGCAACGACCGAGTAGTACGGTACGTAGTTGTACGCGCCACTGACAATGATGCCCAGAAGGTTAGTGTCGTTCTCCCACCACATCGTACCTTCAGGAGCCGACAGTGACGGCCTTGCAGAACTTGTCGTAGGCCATGGACCATCCATCGGCACGTAAACTCTAGCATCAACGACAGTTCCGCCACCGTTCGTAACTGTCATGTTCGGTGTAACACGAACGAGTGCTAGAGGTACAGCATTGCTAGGCAGTGCAGGTGTAGCACCAGGTGAACTAGAAGAGAACGTTCCTTCAACAGCTACGATATCCCAGCCATCGACACCTGTCGTCACACCTGCGTAGGAAGTACTAGTTGCGCTGTCGTTCTGCACTGCAGCAATAACGTCAGTTCGCCACTGCGTCGAAGAAGCAGCAGCTAGGCTTATGGTATACGACGCTGTGTTGTATCCCGCATACATACCTGACCAAGCAGTACTCGAGGGCATGTAGACAAGACCGGTAGCTATAGTGACCGTCATAGCTGCATTGCCAGTAACTGCCATTACTCCGCCGAAGGTAGCGTGTACGCCCCCAATCGGTGAAGTCGCCCCTACGACAAAGGGAGCGGACATTATTCCGGCTTGTGCCATTCTGAACAAGGCAGCCGAATGAGTAGTCTGGTTCTGCAAACAATACGACGGTTGCTGCGGTGCCATAGCAGCCTCTCAGTAATAGGTATTGTACAGCAAAGCGGTGTAGTAACCAGACCCTGCACTGGCGCCAAGATAGATGGTATCGAGAGTAGCTGCTGGTACCGAGAACCAGGACAGTCCGTTGTACGAGCTTCTCTTGCTTGTAGTACCGTTAAGAATGATTGACTTGTTCCTACAGTCAATGACGCAAGTATCTGAAGCCACCATTGTCATTGACAACGCCATCGTAATACTACTGATCGAGTCAGTTATTACCGGATTGGTCAAAGGTCCATGCAGAGTAATAATTGGGTAGGCCGTGTGCGTTCCGTAGTTCGCAAGTGTCTCTTCATTCAGGACAATACTCGAACCAAACCCTGTAGGGAACGACCAGTTAAAGCCTCTACCGAACGGGTTGATAGCATTAAGGTTCGAGGAAGCGAAGTTAGGCGGGTAGTCATAGATGTAAGGGTCACCGCACAGCAGTGTCAGCATGACGTTCGTTATACCCAGACGCCTATTAACATCCACGTCATACTTGCAGCCCCCGCCCTGTGCATTGCAAAACTGCAGCGACTGACTGGGGTGCTTAAAGTAGAACGGCGCAACTGCAGGGTTACCATAGGCAGCTCGCAATGCCTTGACTAGGGTGTCGGGATCGTTT